GCAGAGTTGTATTTTACCCCCGCACTGATTCGGGGGGTTTTACGTGCATGCGCACTTATATTAAACGTACATCCGGTTTACTGATGTTAGGACCCCTGCAGCGGTTCTGGATCCTAACGCGGACGCGTCAGTGTACGACATGACTGTATCGATGACACAGCCATGCGCATACTCACCCCAAGCGTCGTACTCGAGGTAAGGTGTGTTGTAGTCCCCTCCTGCCTGGTGAAGAGCGTATCTAACTAGGTGTTCTGGTAAACGTGCTCTAGCTAGTAGGAGTAGGGGATACGGGGTGAGCAGGCCGATGACCCGCGGTTGACGCAAGACCATCTCAGCCCACTCAACGCCGACGACGTTCTTTTGGCCTCTGTTCTGTACGACCAGACGTTCTTCCGTGAAGAGGGCTTGTGGAGCTGATTTTGCATAACTCGCACGTGCCATGTCCTCTTCCACCGAAACGCCTGCCCGCACGAGAACTTCGGTTTCAAGTTCGGTCGCGGCGGAGGTTAGGTAGGTGTGCGTTGCCATGAGAGGCAACTTTCCGTACCCGTTGTCGTCGATATGTCTGAATTCAGGCTTCAGATTGACATATCTATATGTCCCCGAGCTTTGAAATTGGGGACCGTTGCCTAAGGCGATCTTGCCTAACAACAGCTCTCGTACTAATGCGTCGTCCTTACTCGCGAGTGGGGCCATTCGGCACACACTCGAGACAAGGAGGAGAGGCGCATCGGCGAGACCGCTTCGATTTGCTAGGGATCGCGCACTGTTCAGCATGGAGTTGAGGGCCTCGAGAGGCGACAACTTTGCTTCGCTTACCCAGTTGCCACTAGTGATTGAGGCAACACTTCGAGCGAGGTAACCGTAAGAATATCGGCTCTCAGATGCAATACGCAGAAACTCGGTGGTCACGTGCCCGACAGATTGTTTGGCGGGGTTCATACGTAACCGCGATGTGCGGATGCGGCTGAGGACGACGTCTGCTTCTTTATAGCTACGCACGCCCAAATACACGTCATCGCCGACGTGTAAGGAAACGCTATTGTCCATGATATCGTCGCCTAACTCTATGTCTAGGTAGGCTTTGTTGAGCACGGAGTTGAAGAAGGTTGTGAGGCGGTGTCCCGACATCAGTGTGCCGAGTACGCGCCCCATATATTTGCCTGCCACGTAGATGTGTTCATCATCTAGTGACCTGACCAACTTCTCCGCCAAGTCTGGTGGGTATTCTGTGATGGCACAGAGTTCCTCCAGAACGATCCTCATGGACTGGGTAGTGTGGTGCGAGTTGAAGTCATCATAGTCAAGCATCAATGATACTCCACTACGGTTGCGCGCCGCACGTACCCTGTTGGCCATTCCAAGGTGGCCGCCTTTCCCGGGGTTCAGTATAATGCGTTCGCCGCGCCAATTGGACTCAACAGTGCTCATCAGGTGTTCGAATGCGAGGTAGTTGATCGTGTCGCAAGCGAAGATGGCACGTGTTTTGCCCAACTCTAGTTTCGGTGAGGCGCTAACGTACGTCTTCCCGTCCCAGTCGGGGCGGGGATCCTTGTCTACTGTCTCCAGCCACGCCCTTCTGTGGATGCGGTCGAAGCCCGGAGGGGTGGTGCGCAGGCTAGGGTTTCTTTTGTATATTAACCCTGAGTGCGCGCCGTTTACTGCCCATCGCCATCTGGTAGCCCAGTGGTCTTCAAGAGTGGGGAACTCTAGTTTGTACGAGTCACCCGAGCGCTTAAGCTCGGAAAGCAGGTTCTTCCTAACCGCCCGACGCATTACGTCTTCTGGATAGGGTGCTACGACCTCGCTTACCCCACTCTCTGTCACGCGCATTCTGGCTTCCTCGACCAAGTCAGTCGGGGCGACATCTCGCCCCAAAAGAACAGTGGCCTCCACCAACATCGCACCAACGGGGGTGCCGTTGATCCCCACAGCCTTCCCGAAAACCGAGAGACCTTTTGTGTAACTTGACGGGGTCAGCGATGCTAGAGCGTGGCGCCACCCGTGGGGGTGGTACCGGGACAGGCAATAGCCGTACAGTAGTACGGCTGTCGCTTGGTCGTTGTACACGACCTGCCGATCTCGCAACCACTCTAGGTATGTGAGACCGGTTCGCAGCGCATTTGTGTCTTTCTTTGCCAAGTCGCGACAGACTTCGTAAAGAAACAAGTTCACCTTGTTCGACGCTGCTGGATTTTTCTTGAGGGGATACCGAGCTACGGTTTCCCTCGCGTTTTTCGCCCATTTCCACTTGTAGTCCATACGGACCGAGAGCTCCGGCACTGGGCATGTCGCATCGACTAGCTGCCACAGATAGGACTCTGGGATTGGCACCTGCACCGGGACTGTGGCACAGAGGAAGGATAGGGCCGCCCTTCTTAGCGGAGTTGGTTTTCGTCCGCCCCAACTTGGCTTGTATATATAGGAGATTTGTTCTGAAAAAGGAGATGAAAGAAGAAAAGAAACGTCCCTGTCGTCTGTTAGCACTTTCAGGTATTCACCGACAGCGCCTGCTACATTAGCTCTGTCGGTGACTGGGGAGTCAATCATAC